GGCAAGGGTCTGACCCACGACAGGCCGACCAAGCTGCTGATCGCGATGAATCACGACAGCCAAGGCGGCGAATATCGCTACATCAACGACAATGAGTGGCTGTGGCATCCGGAACAGAAGGAAGAGCCCGTGAGCAGACTAGCCGAAGAACAGATCGAGATGCAGATCCGCGAGAACCACAAGACCGCGCCGCGCATCACGCCTGAGATTATCGACCAGCGCATCCGGCTGGTGAAATACCATCGATTCCCCGACAGCACGCTGATGGTCTGCGCCATCGAATTGATGAACGGCTATCACGTCGTCGGCGAGGCTGGCTGCTCGTCGCCGATGACCTTCGACGAAACCATCGCCAAGCGCATCGCCTTCGACGACGCCCGCCGCAAGATCTGGGCGCTGGAAGGATACGTTCTTCGCAATGTGCTGGCAGGGCTCTGACAAGCCCGTTCCCGTTCTGTTCACAGAGGACTGACGCCATGCTGATCAAAGCTCCGATCCTCTGCTCCGCCACGGTCGATTGGGTTCGCCTCGGCGAATCCAGAGGCCTGCCGTTCAATCGCAACAAATGGCGCGTTACGGTGCTCGGCAGGCCGCCATATGCCAAGACGCGGATCTATGACATTATCGCGCGCAGCGACGACGAAGCCGCCCGCGAGGGCATGAGCATGTTCGTCGCCGACATGGAAGGCGAAGACGATGCCGCTTGTCCCCGGAGCCAACTCGAACATCCGACTGCATGACGCGGAGCCGGGCGCCGTCAAGCCGCGCCTGTCCATCGTCCATTCCGAGTCCGACAACGAGCCCGACGACTCGCCCCAGTTCGACGACAAGGGCGCAATCCTCCGCATCGAGCACCCCGATGGCTCTATCACCGTCAGCCTCGACGGGCGGCCCATTGAGGAGCCGCGCAAGGCGAAGTCCGGCTGGTTCGCCAACCTCGTGGACGACATCGACCCGCTCGAACTGGCGCGCATCGCCGACGACCTGATCCGGGGCGTCGAGGACGATCTCCAGTCCCGGCAGGAGTGGATCGAGGAGCGCGCCCAAGGCATCAAGCTCCTAGGCTTCAAGATCGAGATCCCCAACATCCAAGGCGCGGCCGATGGCGCGCCGGTCGAGGGCATGTCCAAGGTCCGCCACCCGATCCTGCAAGAGGCGGTGCTGCGCTTCCAAGCCAACGCCCGGTCGGAGTTCCTGCCCACCGATGGCCCGGTCAAGATCCGCGACGACGCCAACGGCTCCGACCTCCAGCGCGACCAGCAGGCCAATGCGCTGGAGAAAGACCTCAATCACTATCTCACGACGACCGCGACCGAATTCGTGCCGGACACCGACAAGATGTTCCTGATGCTCGGCTTCGGCGGCACCAGCTTCAAGAAGGTCTACAACTGCCCGCTGCGCAACCGCCCGGTCAGCGAGACGGTGGACGCCAACGATCTGATCGTCAACGACTCGGCGACCGACCTAGCCAACGCCAAGCGCATCACCCACCGCAACATGATGAAGCCATCGACCGTCCGGCGCATGCAGATCCTCGGCGCCTACAAGGACATCGACCTCTCGACGCCCAAGCAGCAGACGCTCGACGCGGCGCAGGAGGCGGCGAAGGCGCAGCAGGGCGTGACGCCATCGACCATGCGGCCGGAAGATCGTGATCGCCAGATCTACGAGTGCTATTGCGAACTGGACATCAAGGGATATGAGCACAAGTACAAAGGCAAGATTTCAGGGCTAGAAATCCCGTATAGAGTGACAATCGATGAGTCCAGCAGAGAAATTCTTTCCATCGTCAGGAATTACGACGAAGACACCAAAGAACTCCCTGTGGCCCGCGACAACTTTATAAAATACACATACATTCCCGGCTTTGGTTTCTACGATATCGGACTGCTCCATATCCTCGGCAACACGACCAACGCGATCACGGCAGCATGGCGAGAGCTTTTAGACGCTGGAATGTTCAACAATTTCCCCGGCTTCCTGATGGCGGACACGGGGGCGCGGCAGAACACGAACATCTTCCGAGTCCCGCCGGGCGGCGGCGCCTTGGTAAAGACCGGCGGCCTACCCATAAATCAGGCCATCATGCCCTTGCCCTACCAGCCGCCGAGTCAGGCGCTGATGGCGCTGGTGCAGGACATGGCGCAGACGGGCCAGCGGGTCGGCGGCACCAGCGAGCAGCCGGTCGGCGAGGGCAAGGCCGATTCCCCGGTCGGCACCACGCTGGCGCTGATCGAGCAGGCCACCAAGATCCTCAACAGCGTCCACAAGCGCATGCATGCCGCGCAGTCGCGCGAGCTTGAACTGATCGTCCGCTGCTTCAAGGAGAACCCGACCGCCTTCTGGCAGAAGAACAAGACCCCGGCCTTGCCGTGGGACCAAGCGACCTTCCTCAAGGCGCTGGATGACGCCAACCTTGTCCCGGTGGCCGACCCCAACACCTCCAGCCACATCCAGCGGGTGATGAAGATCATGGCGCTGAAGCAGCTACAGGGCGCGAGCCCGGCGCTTTATGATCCAATAGCAATTGATATTGCAGCTTTGCAAGCATTAGGCTTCAACAACCCGCAACAATTCATGGCTCCTCCGCAAGCGCAGGCCGCGCCGCCGCCAGAACTACTTAAACAGCAGGCTGAAACTCAAGCTAAAACTATGACTGCTCAAGCAACGATGCTTAAAGCTCAAGCCGACGCCGAGAAATCAAAGGCGGAAGTCGGCGCGATCAACGCCGGGGCCGGGCAGACCGATGGTTCCGGCCAGCAGATCGACACGCCCGTCGATCACCACCTCGCCGAAACCAAGAGGCTGGAGGCGGAAACCAAGCAGACGACGGCGCAGCACAACCTGACGCTGGCGCAGGCTAAAGTTCAGGCTGAACTGATGAATTCCCAAACGCGCGCCCAAGAGTTGCAACTCAAAGTTGCTGGGACGCACATGGACGACGCCCACCATCAGGAGGAGCTACAGGCCAAGCAGCGCGAAAGCACCATGAACCTCGCCAAGGAGGTCATGCAGAGCAAGGCCGAAAACCACCGCACGCTGGCGATTGAGGGCGCGGCGCACGAGCACGACCAAGCCATGCAGGCCCGCGATCACGCCCACGATCACAAGATCGAGACGGTGAAGCAGAACACCGCTGTCCGGGTCGCCAAGGCGCGGCCGAAACCCGTTGCCAAGGCTCCCGCCAAACCCAAGCCGAAGGCCAAGTGAGATGGACAAAGCCGCTCGCGCCGCGCTGTTGACCGCCAAGGCGCTCTACAAGCACGTCCCGCACGTCGTCGGCGGCAACGCGCCGATGAAGAGCGGAGGCCGCGTCGGCCGCGACCTAGGCGGCGGCGCGCCGTCGATCATCCAGCCGCCCAAGCCGCAGATCATCAAGCCGCCGGTTCCGGACCTCACCGGCTACAAGGATGCGCCGACCAAGAAGATCGAGGATATGCCGTGGCGCCCGCTGGCCGACGTTCACGCCGACCTCGGACACATCAGCGAGATCCCGTCGCACGTTCAGCACTTCGGCCGCTTCATGGACGAAACCTCGGAGCGCGCCGCACGCACCGGCCTGACGCCGCGCGACCTCCTTAAAGCCTACAGCATCACCAGAGCGTCCATCGGACGCGGAGCCCTGCCGCGCACGACTCTCGAGAAATACGGCTGGGAATTGCCGGGCGGCGTTGATTCGCTGCGGCCGGAAGGCGCAATGGGCGAGTGGCTGCACACGTCCGCCGGGCAGGCCTATCTGCACCACGCGCTCAAGGGCAGCACCGATCACCCCGAATATCGCGCCGCCATCCAAGACGCCGTGCGCAAGTTCACGCCCTTCGGCAAGCAGAACGACACCGAAGGCAAGGCGCTGCATTGGGGCGCCCAGAACCTCCCCGGCATGGAGGGCCACGTCTCCAAGATGATCGCGATGGCGCGCAAGGTCGGCGCTGACCCGCGCGAGTGGCGCGAATTCATCAAGAAGATCCCCGGCGTCGATACCGCCAAGGCCGGGTTCCTCGGCTCGATGATGGGCATGGGCAACCAGCCCACGCTCGACGCCCGCCAGATCGTGCTCAACACCGGCCTGCCGGTGGACGCCACCACGAACCAGCGCAGGCGCGTGGGCGCTGGCGCGGAGGCCGTGGACAGGCTGGCCGCCCGGCAGAGCGCCATGGACCTCAAAGGCCTGCCGGAGGAGCTTCAGCCCTATTACCAGCACCTCACCCACCACACCATCTGGGACAAGACCGCCAATGAGCAGACCACTCATCAGGATCTGATAAACGCCATGCGCCATGCGGCGACCGGAGGGCTCATCGAGGCCAGCCCGCTGGTCGATCACCCGGTGGCGCGCGGCATGAGGATGGCGGGCCTGCCGGGCCTGCGAGAGGGCGCGCGCGACGGGTTCAAGAAGGGAGGCAAGGCGCAAGCCAAGGCGCATATCGATCCGGAATACAGCGCATGGGACCAAGTCCCGACCCTCAACCCCGACCATCTGGTCGGCCACAGCGTGTTTCCGATCTTTGCTGACCTGACGCGCGCCGGAGGTCATTACCACGGCATCGATTCCAGCCGACTCGACGATCCGGAGAAGATGATGGGCGGACCCGGTTACCCCCTCCTGCCCGAAAGCCTGCTCCATCAACTGGCGTGGGCGGTGCAGGGCAAGGGGCGCGGCACCATGAAGCTCAACAAGGCGGCGAAATACATTCTCGTCTCGGCCATGGAGCACGACACCCACCGTTCGAACACCTCATTCGGCAACGCCCTGACCAAAACCATGCAGGCCTATGGCCGCGACAAGCGCCTGTCGCCGGAACAGTTCGCCGCGCTCGATGAAATGGTCCGGAGGCCCAGCGCGCAGAAAGAATTGAGCCAATTGCCCAATTTCCCCGGCTTCAGCCACCCGGATTCGCCAAAATTCATCGATAAATTGAGCTTTGAGGCGCGCAAACGCATCGCAGACATCCTTGGATCGGCCGAAGGGCAGGCCCACGGCGCGCCAAACCTCGAAAAAGTCACCCGCGAGACGCTCGATCCTCACTTTGCCGGGATTCCCAGCCGCCACGGCATGTTCCTGATGGAGCTTGCGCCGGGAAAGGCGGAAGACAACCTCGTCGATCTCAAGGAATCGGGCCTGCCGGTCCATCCCAGCTACAAATACGGCGTCAAGGGCCGCGTCGTCGGCAAATTTCACTCGTCCGTCGCCCCGGAGATCATGTTCCCGGACTTTTTCAAGAAGGCCAACGCCGCCGCCAAGGAGAAAATAGCGCGCGGAGAGACGCCCAACGTCCGGCGCGCCTTCGATATGTCCGCCCCAGTCCAGAAGATCACGCAGGACATCGCCGACAAGCTCCCACGGCGCCCGCAGGACATCCAATCGGCCAAGGCCGCCCAATTGGCGCTCAACGCCGCCAACGACCACTGGGAAACCAGCGACACGCCGGTCGGCAAGGGCGGCGTCGGCCCGGCGGAATTCGCGCAGGCCGCAGCCGCTTCCGACGCCTCGGCCGCCCACCCGCAATACACCAAGGAGGGGCTCGCCAAGACCCTGAAGGCTAAGAAGATGAAGCTCCATCGCATGCGCGACGGCAAGGTCTACTTCGCCTTGGAGCACGGCAAGGATTACAAGAAAGAGCACGGGTTCGAACATCCGGAACTTGGCCCCAACGAGACGGCTTTCCACAGCTATATCGACAACCAGCCCGGCGCTCATGGCATCGGAAGGTCGTCTGCCGTGTTGAAAGCGGTTCAAAGTGGTGCTACAGTGGCTGACGACTACGCGGTCCCAACCGAAGAGTATCCCCACGGACAAGCGCCCGACTTCCTGAGAACCCACGGGTTCGAGGAGCTAGGCCGCGTCCCGTTCGACGAGAAGAAAATAAGAGATCCAAAGCACGGCGGCAGCGAGGCCCGCTATCAGGACTTGCTGCACCATTGGAGAGAGAGCGGTTGGGACGAATCGCGCGGCATGCCGTCGCGCGTGATCATGAAGTGGAGAGGCAACGATGCAGATCGACCCAACGCAGTACAAAATTATCTCAGAACGGGCAGTGAGGCTGCTGGGCCATCAACTGATCGACCAGATGTCAGATCCACAAGCGGGTCACTTCAATCTGGCGCTCAAGCGAGTAGTGGACCGGGCGGGCTCGGCGGACAAGGTGACGGACAAGGAGATCGAGGGAGCCTACAAGCTGATCGTCCACCACGCCCTGCCGACCGGCTCTCACGAACACTTGGCTCCGTCTTCGGGATGAACCCAAGCGAGGCCACGCATTACGGCGTGGACCCCGCCGACATCGCCTCCGCACGACAGAGAATTCAAGCGCCCGTGGCTCCGGCTCCGGGCGCTGTCAGTGCTGTGCCTAAAACGCCTGTGACACCAGCGCCACAGGATGATATCGTTAAAAAGGCGCTTCGCCTTACGGCTCCGGGAGCAGTCTAATGTGCTTTTCACTCGCATGGCTTGAGAATTTGCTCATCTGGGTCGTCATTGTCGGCGCTCTAATCGCTATTCTCCAACTATTCGTGCCGTGGGTGCTGGCCCAAGTCGGCGATCTGGGCGGCGCTGTCGGCGTTGTGCTGCAAATCGTCAAGATTATCATCTGGGCGATTATTGTCATCTTTGTCATCTATATTGTATTCGATCTTATTCAGTGCTTGATGTCGTCTGGCTCACTGAAGTTGCCCAGACCATAACCCCGCGCACCGTGTGCGCTAAACACGAGAAGGGACTACCCTGATGTCTGAGGACAGCAAGCGATTCCGCGCCGCGATGAAGGCAAAAGCCAACGAACGCGGCAACCGGAAGCCTGAAGCGAAGGTTGACGCCTCCAGTTTTGGCTCGGCGGAGCAGAGCGATCCGCTCAACGCCGAATTCAAGACCGGGCTGCGGCCGGTCAGCAAGCGCGCCTTCAAGCGCGGAGGATTCGTCAGCGGCGGTCTGGCGCTCAAACACGGCGGGCGAGCGGCGCGCAAGGAAGGCGGCTCCGCCAAGAAGATCGCCGACGAAATCTCAATGAACAACATCAAGGACGCCAGCAAGAGCATCTACGGCTCCAAGCACATTGGCGGCGTCAAGGGCGGCGGCCGGATCAAGAAGGAAGTCGGCGGCTCCGGCGGCGGACCTCTGGGCGGCTTCACCACGGTGAGCAGCCCGCAGCAGGCGGCTGGCGAGGCCCAAGGAAAGTTCAATCCCGCCAACGTCGGCACCATCAGCCTGCCCGGCAAGCCGACCGGCGGCAGCATGCTTCACGCCAAGAGGGGCGGCAAGGCTGGCGGCGGGCCGATGCCGATGCCTCCGCCCCAAAGCGGCGACGATGGCGGCGACGCCGTCAAGACGGCGCTGCTGGAGGCCTTGATGAAGGCCCACAAGAAACCCAAGAAGAACAAGCTGCCTCCTCCCCCGGACAGCGCTCTCGGCGCGGCGCCCGATCCGGACTCCATGCCTCCTCCGGGCCTCGGCGCAAAGCGCGGCGGCAAGAAGC